GAAGTCTTAGAAGTAGGTAAGGGATGGAAATGGCATAGTGAACTAACCATAAGATTACCCAATGGAGATGATGTACATTTTCATCATGGTAAATCAGCAAACATATTAACCGTTGGACAAAAGCAAGGCACTTGTTATGTGCAAGGACACTATCATACCAAGTATGGAATTTCGTACTGGGGAAATCCGTCATCGCTTTTATGGGCGATGCAAGTAGGGTGTTTAATTGATAAAGACGCATTAGCTTTTGCGTATGACAAAGTATTCAAAGATAGACCGATCATTGGTTGTGGAATAATTATAGATAGCCAACCCAAACTCTTACCAATGGTCTTGAATAAAGGTGGAAGATGGAATAAAGTCTGTCCATGAAAACACTAGACAGGCAAGTAAGTGGAGATCACTACAAAAGGTTTATTATTCAACCAGCAGAGTTTATTAATGTTAATAATCTTTTTTATGCCGAAGGCAACGTCATAAAGTACGTTTGTCGGCACAAATTCAAGGGGAAAAAGGAAGATATTAAAAAGGCTATACATTATTTGGAAATGATTATAGAAAGGGATTATGAGTAGCGTGGCGAGAATGGAAGTGCCAAATAGGATGCGATCCGTCAATGTGCGTATGCTTATTGACACGATGCCTATAGTTTCCACAATAGATTATATTATATCTGAGTCTGGTGTTTTGCCTGTAGCAGTATGGGTAAAAACCAAGAAATCAGAATCTACACTAGATAGAGAGCTAAGAAGCTCTGGAAAAGCAGTATCTTTACTTTTACAATATGGGTGTTCTTTGAAAGAAGTGTCAGAAACATTTACAAGAGATAGCATTATTGGTTCAGTAGTCTGGTATTTAAACAAAAACTTAGACGATATTCTTTCAACTAAACAACCTGAAAAAGCACCAAATCTATCTACTCAACCAACTGGATATACAATAAAGTGAACGATATTAAAGAACGCATAAAAGCACACGAAGGCTATAGGTTAGAGCCTTACCATTGTACCGAAGGACACCTTACTGGTGGCTGGGGTCATAAGATATTAGGTAAGGAAGTAGTACCTACTTCTCAGGATGGGTGGGAAAACCTATTTAATAATGACTTTGAAAAGGCGTTTAATGGGGCAAATTCACTCATAGGAGAACATTTAGAGAACACTGAATGGTCGGAACTACCTGAACCTAAAAAACACGCTATAACAGGCGTTTTGACGGAAATGTGTTTTCAGCTAGGACAAGCAGGAGTAGGCAAATTTAAGAAGATGTTTACTGCTCTTGGCAAATGTGACTTCAAAGAGGCAGCCTCACAAATGAAAGACTCACGCTGGAACAAGCAAACTCCAGCACGTTGCTTAGAACTAAGCGGCATTATCCAAAACTTATAAGGAAATATTATGTTACAATTTTTGATTAAACCCCTTTTAGGGGTCGCTGGTGATATGATTAAAGGCGTAGTTGCAACCAAGAAAGCCAAATCAGAAGCAAAGCTAACCGAGATTAAAGCTGCTACAGCATTAAAAGAGCAGCAGATCGCCGGAAAAGTGTCGTGGGAAGCATCAGCAGTAGACCAAATGAAAGGGTCGTGGAAAGACGAGGTAAGTCTCGTTGTCCTACTTGCTCCAGCAGTTCTTGTGTTCATTCCAGGATGTCAGGAATATGTTAAAAGTGGTTTTATTGCCTTGCAAGAACTCCCAACGTATTATCAGCATTTATTATATATAGCGATTTCTGCGTCATTTGGGATCAAGGGAGCTGGTCAAGCTGTTAAAATGTTCAAGAAAAAATAATTGTGAATGTACTTCATAATTACCGCAATGCTATTTTTCAGTAGTTCTGAACAAGTTATTTATACACAATATGATAAAGCTACATTTGATTCAAATATAACCTGCCAAGAATTTCTCTTTCAGAATAAGGTAATGCTTACTATGGAGCTTATGCAAATGCACAACAAAGATGGAAGCATGAAAGGATTCGAATATTTTTGTGAAAGCAGATACCCCACCGAACAACAAGAACCAGGACAAGAGATATGATGAAAAACATAATTATAATTGCAAGTGTGGTTGCAATAATACTGTGGGTATTTTCAGCATTAATGGATGTTGCTATGGCAGACAATGATGTTTCATCAACTGGAGCTACAGACAACACACAAACAAATACTTCAGGAAGTAATACTGCTATTACAGGTGGGTATAATTCTGAGAGTACAACGAATTTTCAAAGTGGCAGTTCAAGTAGCACCACAACCAATAACGACACTACAAATAATTCATATACTGGAGATTCTAGAGTAGTACCATCTGCTTCTGCTCCTAGTATATCTGCGATGTCTCAAGATTTATGTGTAGTTGGAGTTAGTGGTGGCATACAAAAGTTTGGATTAGGAGCATCTATTGGTGTTACTAAACGAGATATGAATTGTGAGAGAATGAAACTATCTAAGCTTCTCTATGATTTTAATATGAAGGTAGCCGCTGTATCTATACTTTGTCAAGACCACAGGGTTTTTCAAAGCATGATGCACGCTGGAACTCCTTGTCCATTTTTGGGGAAAATTGGGACTGCCGCTGAAGAAGAATGGAAAAAGTACAATAAGCAAAGACCAGACTATGAAGAGTACACAAAAGCTCTTAGGTATATGGAAGAAGTTGATAGTGAAATATTGGAAGGGCTAGATGATAAAGAAGCTTATATACTTGATAGTAACGGTAAGCCTACTAACATTCTCAAGTAGTGCAGATACTGTAGTTATTCAAGAAGATATTCCAAATGTAGGAGATACTACAACTGTTACAACTGTTACAACAGGAAATACTGTTACTACTGATAACTTAATTTCACAAACTTGGGATGATGGTAGTTGGGAAGGTACAATGTTTCCTGATTCATCAGATATTAATGAGTCTATTTATCTAACAGGTAAAGATGGAAAGTATGCTGAGACAACTATTCAATCACAAGGTATACTAACAGAACAAGAACTACAACAAGGTTTAACCTCAGAGTTATCTGCAGATATAAGATGGTGGAATCCTCAAGAGTCTACTGTCACTATGACACAGACAGCAACTAATGGAATTGATACTACAACACAAAGTATAACTTTAGAAGATACTACTAATCATAATTATAAATTTAATGATTATTCTAATACATTAATTATTGCACCAAACTCAGAAAACACTCATGGTTCTTTAACTGCTAGATTTAGTTTTGATATACAAGGCAATGCTGCGTATAATAATTTTCATGCAGGCGTTGATGTCAAGGACCCAGAATTAAAATTAACTTACGATGCTCTTTCTTCTACAACAGTAACTACAGTTCAGTATTGTTGGGAAAAAACTCCACCTACTTGTGTAGGTCAAGATGAGATAGCTGAAGTTGAAACTATCTTAGATACTTTTGAAAATGAATTTGATGACTTATATCTAACTGATATATACCAATATGAAGAGGAAACTTTCATACCTGAAACCATAGACTTTGAATACTCATTCAATCCTGAAATCTTTGAAGAAGAAGAGTTTGAAATAGAAGATGACTATTTAGCACTTAATGATTTTTTTTTTGAAGAGAACTACTTTGAAGATGACTATTACGAAGAATTTGAGTTGGAAGAATACTTTCCAGAAGATATTACTTTTGAGGAAGTAGAGTTCTTAGAAGAAATGCCAGAAATGCAGTTTGAAGAAATGGCAGAAATTGAAATGTTTGATGAGCTTCCACCAATTGAAGAAACTTTTTTTGAAGAGAATCTATATATGGAAGAAGAGATGTATATAGAAGCCTTTGCTGATGACGCTTTCATTGAAGAATTTGATGAGATGTTTGAAGATATGCCAATGGAAGAAATGAACATGGAGATGGCAGAAGAAATGTTCGAGGAAATGTTTGAGGAATACTTTGAAGAAGAACCGCCTATAGTAGAGGAAGTTTTTGAAGAAGAAACATTTAAAGAACCTATTGAAGAACCAACAGAAATAGCTGTAGCTGAAGAACCAATAAAGGAAGAAGTAAATGAAATTGAAGAACAACCCGATAGCGAAAGCGTTGTTGCAGACGAGCCGCAGGAGACAACAGATGCTTCCAAACAAGAAGAAAGTAACGAGGAGCCAACTGAAGTCGCAGATGTTAAGGGAGATACAACTGAAAAACCAAGTGCTGTCAAAGAGGATGCTTCAGAACCAGAATTAAAATCTGAATTAGATATTAAGATAGCTACATTAGAGAAAGTTATCAAGTCGCAAATAAAAGATAGTGTGCAACAAGCCACAGCAACTTTAAATGTTATTAATGAAGTAATAAGTAGAGAGATGGTGGCTATGCAACCAGATATGTCAAGTTATGCGAATATGAATCAGGCTTTATTTGACACAAGACAATTACCTAGCGGCAATCAAGATTTCTTTATGCAAGTAAGTCTAGCCAGTTATGACAAAACTATTTATGGAACACAGGCTAATTTAGTAGGTACTGATCCTATTATTCAATATCAGATTAAACTTAACGAAGCTAAATCAGCTACTGATGCAGCTTATATTAAATTAAAAGGATTACTAGATGCCAGATCTAATTAATAAACTTAGTTCTTATGCAGCACTCGTTGGAGTTATCGGAGCAATCGGTGGTGGATTTTATGCTTGGGGAGAATTTAACACAAGACTTAGTGCAGTTGAAAATGTTTCTTATGAAACAACAGACCTATCAGGAATCACTGATGATATAAAAAAACTAAATGAAAAACTAAATAGTAATGTTCAGGAATTAACTTCAATACAGAATGAGAACTTTATAGAATTGCTAGATATGCAAGCGGCTGACAATAATGATTTAGTGGACTTAATAAGATCAGTAGAAGCAGCACTTGAAGCACTTAAAGGTGATATTGCAATCAACGGCGCAGCAATTGATTTTAATGGTGCAAAGATAAAC